CTGTAAAAGAAAAAATGCCGGCAGGGGTTAAGACAACGATTGAAGTTGCGGACGGCGAACAGGATGTCGCTATCGTTATCGGCGGAAAGAAATTTGTCGGCTTTACCGGTTACGAGCTGAATTTGTCTTTTGATTCGCTTGATACTTTTTCTTTTTCCGCGCCGTATGATGACTCCTTGAAAGATTTGCAGGAAGCGATTGAGCCGTTTAGTTTTAAATCGTGTGAAATTTATTACCAAGGCACATTGGTTTTTAACGGAAAACTTTTAACGCCGGAACCGAAGCTCGAAGACAGTTCGGCAGAAATAACGTTACAGGGCTATCCGTTGTGCGGCGTATTAAACGATTGCAATGTGCCGCCGGCTAAATACCCTACCCAATACAAGGGTTTGACTGTAAAACAAATTGCCGACGAATTGGCGCAATCGTATAACGTTGATGTCGTGGTGCAAGGGGAACCCGGCGAAGCGTTTGAAAAAGTTACTTGCAAACCTGCTGAAAGTGTCTTGTCGTTTTTGACGAAACTTCTAAAACAGCGTGATTTACTTTTTACCAATGACGAAAAAGGGAATTTGGTCTTTTTTAAAGTTAAAGAAAAAAAAGCGGATGTTTCGTTTGTCGAAGGTCAAGCGCCTTTATTATCCGTAACGCCTAAATTTAACGCACAAAGTTTTTTCAGTCATATTACCGGCTTCACGAAGACGGACAAAGAAAATGACAGCTTGTCCTACACGTTTAAAAATAACTATTTAATCAATAAGGGGATTGTGCGTTATAAATCGATTGTCATTGACGATGCTAAAACGCAAAGCGATTTGGAAAAAGCGGTTAATGCGCAGGCGGGGAAAATGTTTGCCGATTGCGTTGCGTATGACTTATCGTGTGAGGGGCACATTTTAATTGATAATCAATTATGCAAAAAAGGATTATGTGTATGCGTTAAAGCGCCGAAAGCGATGATACACAGGGAAACCAATTTTATTGCACGCAATATAAAGTTGGTGCGTACCGGTGATCAAAAAACAACGCAGCTGTCTTTAGTTTTGCCCGGCTCCTATACCGGTAACATTCCGGAGGTGTTGCCGTGGGAATAATAGGCAAGGTGTTAAAGGTTGTAAGCGATACGTTTACCGTTCTCACTGTTGAAACGCGAAAAGGCTTTAGCGAGGAACCTCTTTTGTTTTCCGTTTCCGGTGATGATTCGGTTCCGTGTAAAGACGATAGAGTTTTGTTGGTGCCGGCAGGTGGTACCGGTGAACAGTTGGTAGTCGGTGTTTTGAATAAATCGCAGGGAGCAAAGAAGGGGGAGAGAATTTTATTTGCTCGCGATAAAAACGGAAAAATCGTTGCAAAAATCAAAATGCTTAATTCCGGCAATATCGAAATTGAAGCGGACGGCGATTGCAGGATAAAAACGAAAGGCAATACAGAAATAAACGGCAATGATTACGGCGGGCTTGTCAAAATTGAAGAACTGAAAACACAGTTGCAAAAAAATACAGCGATATTACAAGGGTTGTTGGGGACATTAAAGGCACCTATCACCGAACCGGGAAACGGCAGCCCTTCCGCTTTTCAGGCAGCTTTGATAACTGCTATCGGGGCATTGCAAGCGGGAAATTTTTCGAATATTGAAAATAAAAAAGTGGCACACGGGGGCGGCTGATGGGCGTTTTTGAGGGCGATATTCTTTTAATCGAGACGCCGGACGGCGGCGATATTGTATTTGAAAACGGATGTGTAAAACCGTGCAAAGACTTTTCGACGGCCGTATATTTATCCCTTTTCGGCGGGAATAAAGATGATGCCGGCACGGTTAAAAACCGTCGTACATGGTGGGCCAATACATTGCGAGAAACACCGGAAAGTGAAAAAATGATTTCGCGTTTTCAAGCCATAATTACGGGCTTGCCTTTGAGTGTAAAAAATATACGGAAAGCTGAAACAGCGGCCGTGCTTGATTTGGAATGGCTAAAAAACGAAGGTGTTGCGGATGAAATTATTACAGAGGGGAAAACGAGGGGAAAAAATATTTTTGCCTTAAAAATTGAAATTAAAAACAACGGTAAAAGTTTATACGAAAAAGAATTTTCTTTGTTTTGGGAGAACGGAATACATGGCGTATAAAAATAAAACGATTGAAGAAGTACAGCAGCTTTTGCTTAGTTCGTTTGAACATGAATTTAACACGCAATTGCGGATTTTACCGAAGTCCTTTATCAAGGTTTTATGTAAGGTATTTGCCGGTGTTTTTATTGTTTTGTATAAACTGGTCGGCTGGTATTTTTTACAAATGTTTCCTGAAACGGCTGATTGGCAAGAGGTTACGATTTTAGGCGTAAAACTTAGGCCGCTTGTAAAACTGGGTGTTTTGTTCGGTGTCGGGGAACCGTTATCGGGTGTACAATGGCGTGGAAATATAGCTGTTGAGGTTCTGACGATCGGAAGTGTTTTGTATTCCGGTGCACAATTAAAAAGCGGCGTAACAGGGAAACTTTATATAACCGAAGAAACAAAAACTTTGTTACGCGCAAAAGAAACGGTATCGGTTGTTTGTACGGAATTAGGAACGGCCGGAAACCTTGAGCAAAACGATACGCTTACTTTTGTAAATCCGTACGGGTTTATAAAAACGGAAGCGACGGTTTCTGGTGTTACAAAGGTGGGACTTGATAACGAATTGGAATCGAGTTACCGCAATAGGGTTATTAACCGATTTCGTTTGCAACCGCAAGGCGGAGCTTTGGCGGACTACCGGATTTGGGCGTCCGAAGTTCCGGGCGTGTTGAATGTGTATCCGTATAATGATAAAGAGCAACCCGGCGGCGTATTGCTGTATGTATCGGGTATACCTGAAGTATATGAGGATCGGGTTCCTGATAGCGGTTTGTTAAAAAAAGTCGGTGAAGCGTGTACGTATGATCCGGAAACGGGCAAGGCTACACGGCGACCTTTAACGGCGGTACTTGACCCAAAAAATGACGGGACATACACAAATATAAAAGCAATAACCGTAACGGATATTGATGTTGTTATTACTGATGTATCGGGGATTGCTCCTGCTGACTTTGCGCGGGTCGTAAAACCCGCATTAAAAAATTATTTTTTAGATAGAGATTTGTATATACGGGGACTTTCCGATGATAACAACCGCACAAATGTTATTTCGAGAAATCATATTATAACGGTTATCAATCAAATAGCGGTGTCTGTTAAAGCCGTATTCGGTACAGCTGAAATGAAAAAAGGCGCAGGCGTAATTGATATGTATACATTGGATAACGGCGAACTGGCAAAGCTCGAAGCGCTGATAATAAACGGGGTACAATATTGAGCAATTTTTTCGATGCTATAAAATTGTTATTTCCTCGTTCACGTGCTTTTAATTTTACGATCGATAGCAATAAACGAAAATTGATAAAAGCTATTGCCGTGTTACCGGAGGATATACGGCGTGAGATGGAACAGGTTTATTTTGATATGTTTCCCGAAACAAGCCGATGTGTTGCCGGCTGGGAAAAAGTTTTTGCCGTTGTATTTTCGAGTAAAGAACTGGAGAAACAACGAAATGTTCTTGCCGCGTTGTGGCGGATAAATAAGGGCGGACAATCGGCGGTGTTTTTGGAAAGCATATTACAAAACATTGATAAAGATATTTTAGTTGTAGAAAATGTACCAATAAGCAATCCGAGGCAAAAAAATGTTGTTTTTGTTGCAGTATGTAAAAATAAAATAATGTGCTGTGGAAATAAAAAAGCGGTATGCGGCTATAGAATCGGCGACGGGGGATTTGATCCAACCGTTTTACGAAACGATGTTTCAGAAGTGTATTCAATAAAAAACGATAAAAAATATTGGGGTTTTTGTTTTTTTGTTTGTAAGCGAGTTGCAAGAAATTCAAAGGGTGAAATTTTGTATATAGAAAAATTAAAATTAAAAAAAGATTTTAGAAAGTTTGTTGAATATTTTATTTTAAAAATAAAACCGGTACACACGGTTGCAGTTGTATTTATTGAATGGGTAGATTAGTTTTAAGGAGTTAATATGATAAAAATTGATGAAAATTATACGGACTACAGGGATGATACCGATCCCAAATATCCGGCAGGAAAAGCCATAAATGCGTCAAGCGAAGACAGTGTTGACGGTACTCCGATTTTAGCAAGTTTGATAAATGATATAAACGGGTTTAGACAAGCTGCGTTTATGGCCGCATTCGGCGGTTTTGGAGCGTTGTCAGGGGTGCCGGATGATGCATTTAAATCGGACACTTTGGATGCGATCAATAAGATAACGCAAACGTATACAGATAAAAAAGTATTAGAAGAAGCCAAAGAACGAATAAATAAAGACACGGAAACGCTGACAACGGCAAACAGGTTTACTTTAGCCGCTGTCGGCAAAGAAAAAAATGAACGGGTTTCGTCCGACGAACAAATTTTATCTAGTGCAAAAGACTTTGCAAAAAACAAAGATAAGGAAGTTCTAGCTAATGCAAAGGCATATACCGATGCGCACGCAAAAAACAAAAACAATCCGCATGGAGTAACGGGCGAACAAGTAGGACTTGGTCGGTTGTATAATATCAGTCAAATAGGGTTTGGTGTGTGTAATACAGATGCCGGCGTACAGGCAAAAAGCGTTGTCGTTGAAAATATTGTTCTGGTTGTAGGTGCTCGTATTACAATAAAATTCAAGAATGCTATAGCGACTGATAATCCTACGCTTAATGTTAACGGTACGGGGGCAAAGCCTATAACGATGGACAGCCAGCCTGTCGGTAAAGGTTGTTTTGATGCCGGCGGCTGTTATGAGTTTGTTTACACAGGGGATAGTTGGGAGTGCTTGTCCGGCATGGTACGAACAAAGGTTTTCGGCGAAAATGCGAGTTATATAAAATATAGGAACGGTTTAATTAAACAGTGGGGAATATCTGCGGCAAACACAACGGTAAGCCTTTTTGCGGCGTACAGAAGAACCTATAGTATATTTGTCGCGGGAAACCGAATAGATGGCGAATCTTCAACTGATAATATTATTATCACAAGTAAAGCAAACAACAGTTTTTATATAAAATGGCATCAGCACGATAACTCGTATAAGGTTTTTTGGCAAACGATCGGCGTGTAAATGTCATCAATTCAAATTTATGCCGAAAATCCAATGATAAAAAAATCGGTATTATGATTATCCTCTGGATTTACAAAAAAACGAGTGCTTTCTTTTATGCTCCAAGCTGTTACATCATGTAGGTTACTTCCATGTCTGCCGTCAACGATAATATATGACTGCATTGCAATATATAAATTTATCCATGTCCCTCCAGACGGTATATTAATCTCTTTAAAAAACTGTATAGTCAAACCGTTCGTCAAAAACCGATACATATCCATAGAATCTCGAAATTTGTCGCCGGAATTGAAAAATCAACGCTATTTTGGGTACATTTGTTAATTCCAACTGAATATTCATATCCCTCATCATCATTACCATTGTTATAGCCATTGGCGTCGCCGATTACGATTGTGTAAGAATTCCATGCTGTAAACGGAATGGGAAGGTAAAGCGTTGCTCGAGTTTTTTTGGGAAAAAAGTTTCCCCACTGTTTAATTAAACCGTTCCCATAAATTATTTATTCATAATAAGATTGTACGGAGGTATTAAAATGGTTTATGGGTATATCAGAGTCTCGACGGACGAGCAGACTACGACAAATCAAAAAATTGCAATTCGCGATTATTGTCGAAAACGAAAACTCTATCACATACAATGGGTTTCTGAGTATGTGAGTGGTACAAAAAACCCCGAGAAAAGAAAACTCGGAAATTTGCTGATGGTTGTTAATCAAAATGACTTAATAATTTGTACGGAGTTATCACGTTTGGGGCGTAGTTTAATGATGATTTTAAATGTATTGCACTATCTTTTGGAACGAGGGGTAAAGGTTGTTGCAATAAAGGAGGGGTATGAACTTGGGGATAACATTCAATCAAAAGTTTTAGCGTTTGCTTTTGGGCTCTCGGCGGAAATCGAGCGGACATTAATTTCAGAAAGGACGAAACAAGGTCTTGCGCGGGCAAGAAAAGAAGGAAAGCAAATAGGAAGACTTAAAGGGCAACTTCCAAAACGTTACAAATTAACAGGTAAAGCCGCTTATATACGAAGGTGTAGAGCTGTCGGAAGAAGCAAATTATCGTTAGCAAAAGAATTGAATGTTACGTGGATGACACTCAATGTGTTTATGAAAAAAAAGAAGATACTGTAATGGCAAAAATTATATATAAATTATTTTTGCAGTTTGTTCATTTGAGAATTGAATATTTTTTGTCCGTCTGCTGCCGGTTTTTCGCAAGAAGCCTTAAAAAACGGAGTGGACGGTGTAATGGTTTGCGTTTTCGAGAAATTATATATTTGTTTTAATTTAAATGACACGTTTCCGTTTTGCGCAGAAAAACGGGTAACCTTGTGAAGATTATTGTTGTATGAGATCAATTTACCGGTTTTGAATGCGATATAAGCGCGTGCAACTTGTCGCGATTTTTTCGAGGCAATATTTTTTTTGAACGGGCCTTTTACTTTTTGCATCCTTATTTTATTTACTCTGTACATTTTTACAACCGGCTTTCCTTTGTTTCCGCTTCGGGCGATATCGGTGGGGATCGCCAGTTTTGAGCCTGTTTCAGGTTTATGCGGCCCGCCTTTTTCTTGACGTTCCATGTAAGCCGCTTTTTGAGTTATACCAACGGTAGAATGTATTACCCTAAGTCCGTACAGTCCGAGTGGCATTTTATCAAATTGTATTTGTCGCGCCGTGAATGTATTGCGAATAATAAAATTATCTTTTATCCTTTTTGTTGCATTTTTCTTTGCGAGCGCGGCTTGTATATTCACCGTGTTGGTTGCCGCTAAAAGAATCATTTTTTTTGTATCTGCCGTAAGAACATGAAAAGCTTCAGGGTCTTTAATTATCATTTTCGCAATTTGAGACATCTTTGTTTTCTCCTTTTGCTAAAATAATTCTAATTGATTATAATTTATTATTTTGAAATTTTCAATTGTTCGCCGTGCTTTTCGAGATTGTTTACAAGTTTCTCGTATTTCTTTCTTTGCTGCGGAATTCGCAGCGTCTTTTGTAGTATAAATAAAATCGTCAGGATGAGGACTTTTTTGTTTAATAATCTTTTCGATTTTTATTTTATATTCATACGCGAAACAATTATTAAAAGCATATATATTTATTTCAATAAAAAAATTTTTATATTTTTCTCTTGTTGTATCGATTTTTGAAAAATTTTGTTTTTCCATTTTCAAAATATTTACAGGTGAAAAATTCATTTAAAACCTTTATTCGAAAGGATTTTCATCCGGTGGTACTTCGTAGTTATCATAATTATTTATGCCAGTACGGTTATCATTTTTTGAACTGTCTTTTAATGCCGGCTGTTCGGTTTTTCCTTCGAATGGTTTCAATCGGATATTAAAAAAACAAAGTTCGGGATTGCCGTCTATTTTCTTTTGTTTGTAATTTATTTCAAGGTAATCATGTTTAAGATAGCGGACGAATTTGTTGCGTGTAAGTGCTTCTTTATCGTCGGCCGATAAATTATAATAGGTTAAATAGCGCTCATAAACAGTTTGTACTTTTTCAAAGGCACTGCCGGACATATCAAATTCGAGGTTATCATTTACAAACTTATCGAGGTCTGTTTCTTGTTCTTTTACATAGTTTTGTTTGTAATTCTTACATTCTTCGGATAGCGGTATTGCGCCTTCGTAGTTGTATTTCAAATCGATATAGGTTTGCGCAAAATATTTTATAATAGCAGGGTATTCTTCTTTTATTGATTTTAAAATTGTTGATAAAGATTTTGTGCCTTTTTCACCTTTTTTGTGCTGTACCGAAAAAGGGATAACAATCATACGATCTATTGTTGCCTCGTCGTGGGCGTCGAAACGAGGGCTATGGTTTGTACACATAATAATTTGTGATGTCGGTATAAAGTCGTGCGGTTCTTTATAAAGACCGCGGGCGGTTAATGTATCGCCGCCGGTTAATTCTTTCCACAAAGCATTGTTCAGGTAGCCATTGCGTTCTGTTTCTTGAGCGATTGCCGCACCTTTCCCTTCAAGGCGTGCTATATACGGTGTTGCTTCGTTTCCTGACAGTCGGCGGCGGTTTTGTGATACCAAAACATCGGACGGCAAGCGTTCAAGCATATTTATATAAATATCTTTTAAAAGTTCGATTGTTGTCGTTTTACCGGTGTGTGTCTTCCCGATAAATATACCGCCGTACTTGTATTGTGTATTGCGGCTTGGAATGAGCGACAAATAATACATAAGGGTTTGCAGTGTTTCTTCGTTTTTGAAATTGGATTTCATAAATTCCAAAAACTTATCGGGGTTTAATGCTTTTTCAACGCTTTCTATTTTGTAAGGAAGAAGCTCACGCCGGTATTCTTCGGGTTCGGATTTTCTGAAAACTATTTTATTCCCGGAAAAATCCATAACGCCGTCAAGTAGAGTAAGCGATTCTTTTACCGTAGGGCCGTCAAATAAAACGCTTTCCCGAAACACTTCCGGTTTAAGTCCTGAAAAATCCTGAACAAGTTCGACGCGAAATCGTCGTCCTTCGATTTTTTGTAGAAGTTCATATATTTCGCCTTTATTACCTATGCGTTTTTTTAAAAAATGCCGTAAAATATTACATAAAATAATATACGATATTCCTGCAACGTCCGGTTCGCGAGTCCATACGTGTCCGTTGAAAAAATAGTGTTTTTTTTCGGCTTCGACGTATATCATTTTCCCCTTTAATACATCGGCGACAAGTTGAGCGGCCGATCGCACGCCTTTTGTCGTTAAAAATTGCAAGGCGTTATCATTGGTTTCTATTGCGGCGAAGTCTATATCAACTATCGTTTTTTGGAGTTTTATTTTTTTGAGTATTTCGCTTTCAGGGATAAGGGCTTTTTCAATTTCTTTACGTAAATATTTTGATACTCCGTATTTTTCACAGGCTTCGATTAAAAAGTACGGCGTGGTATCGTTTTCTTTTTCAAGCAATTCAGGAGCGGCGCCCCATTTTGCAAGTTCCTGTTTTATTTGCGAATGGCCGCACGCTTTTTGGCATGCAAAAACAAACGGCTCGATGTCTTTATCGTCTAAAATTTCAAGCGGTATTTTCTTTAAAAGGCCCTGTATGCGTTTAATGCTTACAGTATCGTAAGCTTCCCAAAAATTACCGTTCGTTTTTTTGTTTTTTATCGGCGGTGTATATTCTTTTGCGTCTTCGATTGCTTTTTTGACGACATCGATTTTACCTGCTATAATGGCCGCGTCTTGATCTTTATACAAAAATTTTTCAGGAAATACCGCAATTTTTATTTTTCCTGTATATCCTGCTTTTAATATGATTTCAGGAATATTGGTTTGCCGTTTATCGTCTTCCGCAAATGCTTCCAGGCCTGCGGCTTTGCGGCCGGCGGAATCGTTATCAAAAAATAATATTATTTCAGGGACTTGTAATAGGTGTTGTTTTATTTTAGGAGCCGTTAAACCGTTTGTTCCGCCGCAAGAAAACACATTCGCTATACCTGCAGCCGCGCATGAAAGCGCATCCATTTCGCCCTCAACCAGTACAACCGGTTTACTCGTGTCTATTGCGCCCGGCATCGGAAAGGTGGAACACGATTTGGTACCGCGTTTTTCACAGGTACCGTTTTGATAATAATGCAATTTGTAGCCGGAACCCAGTTTGATTATAACGCCGGAGTGCTGCCAGCTTGAGTATCCTGTTTTCGGGTTGGTGAGCGGAACGCCCGCGTTGCGCAGCACGTCTGTACCGATTTCCGCACGTGCAATGTCGATGCCGGGCCAGTAAAAAAAATATTTTACCAAATTGTCTTTTATGCCGGAAGGGTATAAAGACTGCTTTCCGCCGCTTGCATGCGCCCTATCGCTTAAAAATATTTTTATATTCTTTTCAGCAGAGGGATTTTCTAAAAGATATTTTTCCAATGCGGCACATGCGGAGGGATCGGAAATAAATCTCTCTTCGGTTTTTACGGTTAGCGTCGATGGTGTATAATTGTTGCCGAATGTCCTTTCGATCGCTTTGTATTGTTCGGCCTTATCCGTAATGCCTTCCAGTATTTCCACAGCGTCGTAAATGTCGCCGTGGATGCCGCACTTACCGGAATAGCAGATAAAATGATCGTCGAATAATTCGCACGACGGTTTTTTATCTTCGTGGTTCGGATTAAAACATCGTATTAATCCTCGTTGCGCTTTTATATCTTTGAGTTGTAAATATTCTATTAGGCGATTTTTATATTTGTCGAAATTCATTTGTGAACTACTAATAAAATTGATAAAATGCCGATTATAACAGCTTCGAGGATTGCGATTATTCCAAGTATGTCGCGTTTACGTGCGAGCGCAAAAATTGTGTACTTGAGATATTTTCGTGCTTTACTGTTTAACGCCTTTCTGTATTGTTTGCGTAATTTTTTTGCTTGTTTTGTATTCATTTCTACCCTCTTTTATTTTTTTTACAAAAATAGTCCTAGCCGGTCTTTATACAATTCTTTATATTCGGGGTTTAATTCAATTCCTATCCAATTTCTATTTAATAATGTTGCGACTTCGGCAACAGTACCGCTACCGAAAAAAGGATCGAGGATAATATCTCCTTCTTTGCTTCCGGCTAAAATACACGGCTGTATAATTGCCGGGGGAAAAACAGCAAAATGCGCTCCTTTGTACGGGTGTGTATTTACAGACCAAACATTTCGTTTGTTGCGCTTTGTAATATCGTAATCGCTATCTTTTCGATTAATCCTTTTTTGCGGATAAGTTTGTTTTATAGGATCGCGCTTGTCATTTCGTCTAAAGTTAAAATTTGCAGATAAGCTATTGAGTTTACTTCTATATCCATATTCTCTATTTCGTACTATTGCCGGTAATCGGTTTTCAAAGGTTACGGATTTTTCTTGTATTGCTTTGTAATCGAAAAAATAATTAGGTTTTTTTGATAATAAAAAAATATATTCGTGTGCATTTGTACACCGATCCTTAACGGGTTCCGGCATTGCATTGGGTTTGTGCCAAATAATATCCTGTCGTAAATACCAGCCGTCTTCTTGTAAGGCAAATGCTACTCTCCACGGAACACCGATTAAATCCTTCGGCTTCAATCCATTCGACGCAGGTGTTTTTTGCAGTTTTCCTGTGTGTCTTCCGGTATATTTTTCTTGTATGCTTCCGTTGTCTACTTTCCCTTGCCGTCCGTCTTGATTTCTGCCTTTGCCGCTGCCGGCATAGCTATCTCCCAAATTGAGCCATAACGTACCATCGTTTTTCAGTATACGCTTTACTTCACGAAAAACAACAACCAAATTATTAATATACTGTTCGACGGAATTTTCTTGTCCGATTTGACCCTCTACGCCATAATCTCGTAATTGATAATACGGCGGACTTGTAACAACACATTGTATGCTACTTGTGGGAAGCGTCGGTAATATATCGCGGCAATCGCCGATGAGAAGACGATTCATTTTTGTATCTCGCTTTTTTTGTTCTGTTTCTGTCCCTTATTTCCGAAAAGCTGTATTCCATATTGACCTGTTAATTCAAAATGGATTGCATATACAGGTTTATTTATATGCAGGTCAGTATCTTTTCCGTCTAGGATTTCAAGTTTTGTAATCCATGCTTCGAGAACCTGACCTTTCGTATAACCTAATCGAAAAAAGCAAGGAGCTGAAAAATTATCAAAAACGTATAGTTTTCTATCCTGATCCCAGTGCATACCACCGCCTCTAAATTCAGCGTTTTCAAATCTTCTCGTCCAGTACGGTTTTACTTCTCGATATTCAATCGTTTTTTCACCGTTTTTGATTTTGTTATACCATTCTTTTTTCAGGATAAAAGTCAGCATTTTATTCTCCGTATAAATACTCACATGTAATTTATATATTTTTTGTAATACTTTTTTTTGTCCCTGTAATGCAATTACACATCTTTTATTTCTTTCTATACGGATTGGTATTCAAGTGATTCCATTGCCGCAATATTTTCTTCATTCGCTTCTATTTGAAGCCGCTTGCATAAAGCTACTCTTAAACCATGCTTTATCGTTGTAAAAATAAAGTTGGCGAGCGCTCCGCACATATTGTTTATTATCAAAACGACAGCTATCTTTAGTATTTCGTTTACCACGATATTATTAAGAAGAAATACAGCTAAGATCGTAAAGATTCCGTTAATTACATTAAACGGAACGCTTTCTATAAGGTTCGTTTTTGCACAGCTCATTTCATTAAATACAGGAGTTTTGCCGCGAGCAATCCGTTTTTTAGTAATCTCAATACGAACTTTATATGCCTCGAGCTTTTCTTTTGTCCTGATAAATAAGTAATACATTTGTCTCAAGATTTTATTCTTTAACAATTGTAATTTTTGCCAAAGAAGCGCGACACGGTATTTCATCGCCTTTAAACCAGTCGGTATTGATACCATAAACGGCCGTATCCTCAAGCATTAAGGGGTAAAATTCTTCTTTTTCCGAGTCGAATGTTTTTAGTGCTCTTGCCTTAAAAGTTCCTTGTCTGCAATGCTGGACAATTAATAATGTTCCTTTGTTGATTATCATTTTTGCCTCCTGTTGAAATCAAAAAATATACGGTTCTCCGTTTGCGTCTACGTCGCTAGACGCTTCGGTAACATTTTCTTTATGTTCCGTTTTTGCGTTATTTCTCTCGCCTACTTCTATAATTGTTCCGTCAAAAAGATGTTTTATATCGTGTACAGCTTTTGGAATTGCCGCTTCTTTTAACAAATTTATTTCCTTCGGACTGTATTTCGTTCCGTCTTGACAATAAACCCAACCGGTTTTTATATGACAAGCGATTTCTTGGTTTAGGGTTTCGCTGTAGATATATTCCCAGCCGGGTTTTCGTTCGGTCATTTAATCCCCCCGATGTAAAAGCGCGATGATGTCATAGGCGGCATCTATTTTTGCCGCTTGCAGTTTTTTTTCAGTTTCAGTTTCCAGTGTTTTAATTTTGCTTTCAACGGCTTTAATGTATGCGTCGATTTCTCCAAAAACAAATTTTGCGCTTAACAATTTATCTTCCGGTTCTATCGGAGTGTCGTATGCCGATTTGTTGCGGACATCTTGTGGCTGTTTCGGTTCCGATATTTTTTTTGTTTCCGATTTTACTTTCAAATCGTCAGAGGGGGCAACGTGCATTTCATTGCCGATTATGTCTGTCGTATCGTATGTTTGTTCGGCTTTTTCAACTCGTACCGTTTTCGGAACTTCGGGCTCAACGGATTTATTTTTGTACTCGCGGAAAACAGTTTCGAACGCGGTTCTCGTTCCTCCGAGTGTATCCGCTTTTTTGATCAACACGACTAAATCGGATTCGGGGACAGTGCGAAACAAATTCAGTGTCGTAGTTTCGTATTTTTCGGTATCGATGTTTTGCTGTTGTAAAAATTTTCGAATTCTATGTGCAGCCAAATGTTTTGAAACCCATTGTTCCGTTTTTGAAAGTTTTGCGGCTATTTCTCTTTGCGATATACCGGTGGCAAGCATTTCGGCAAGTCCGCTTTCTCTTTCGGCAGCGGTTAAATCGCTTCGTTGAATATTTTCAATTAATTGCAATGTTAATTTATCGCCGGTTTTTATAACGGCATCGATCATGTTGAAATCGTCGCCTTTGGAGCAAAGATATTCAAAAGCCTTTTTCCGGCGGTGTCCGGCAATGAGTTCGTACTGTTGAATACCGTTGGGATCCGTTCCCGCCCGTTTTACAACGATGGGTTGCATTAATCCGTCGTTTTTGATTGATTGCGCAAGTTCTTCGATGTCCTCGTAATTTTCACGGACATTGCCGGTATCAATAATCTGGGCAAGACTGATCTTTTGTATTAATCCGTTATTTTCGAGTTTAGGCATTTTTATCTCCTGTGATAAAATAATCGATATAATTTTCAAGGCGTTTTTTTACAGCTGCATTGATCGGGTAATTTACGTTTTCTGTCAGCCTTTTAAGCGATTTGATATCAGGAATGAAGCCCGGAATTAAAAAGCTGCCGAACGTATTTTGATATTTTTCAATTATGCCCGGTTCATTTGTTTTTGTATTGGATTTATTTATACAAACGTAGGTATCGGCTTCGATACAACAGCTTTTCAAAATATCGAAATACAATTCAATTGCGGAAAAATCCAACGATGAGCACGTACCCGGTAAAATCAAAATGTCGGAACAAAAAACCGCGTTGCGTGTATGCGAACACCAATGTCCCGGCGGATCGATTAAAATATAATCGTATTTTTCTTTCAGCCCCGTTTTTTGCAAATTGATTTTCAGTTGGATATCCATAATATTATTTAATAAATTATTTTCGAGACAGGACGGAATAATGTCGATATTTTCTTTTGCGTGGTATATGCCCTTAAAATCCGCTACTGTTTCCGACAACAAATTCTTTGATGTGATATCCTGAAATAATTTATTGTAGCACCGAGTAAGCGTACAGTTACTGTCTAAATCTATTCCAAGGACGCTATATCCTCGTTCCGCAAGGATTTCAGCCGTTGCCGTTATGATCGTTGTTTTTCCGACCCCGCCTTTGTAACTCGATACGGTTATTATTTTCGCCATTGTTTTTTTCTCCTCTGTTTTAAAACGGGATACTGTCGGGTTTTTCTTCTTCGGGCGGATTGATGTCCGCCGTATTTCGGGTTTTGTTTTTCGGATCGCTTAAAAGAACAATATTTTGAATATTCAGAACGACATCATTATGCCGGTTATCGTCTTTATCTACCCACGGGGTATGGTTTAATTTCGCTTCGATTGCAATCTGTTTGCCTTTCATCAAATGTTTATGCATTGATTCGGCATACTTTCCCCAAATCGTACAGTTAAAAAAATTTGCTTTATCTTTCCATTCGCCGTCTTTTTTATACGATTCGTTTACCGCGATGCAAAAGGTTGTGTACACCGTATTGGATGATGTGTACTTGAGTTCGGCGTTTGCCGTTACCCTGCCCGTCGCCGTAAATTTGTTTAAATCTGTCATTGTTTACTCCTTCCGGCGTAATTTTCCGGTATCGTTACGCCGTATTTTTGCGCATATATTTTCAGGCTGTGATCCGTTACCGACAGCCATTCGATGACATCCTGTTTGTTCCAGCTTTTTCGACCGCAAACGTAACAAAAATTCGTTCCGCAGCACGGCTGTAAAAAAGGTTTCGTTTTGTAGGTTAAAAAAGCTCCGCCGCCTTTTAATTTGCAGGCAGTTTCGAGCGTTACCCATTCGGGGATGGTTTTATAAAAATCGGATCGTTCGGCGTTTTCTCTGTTTTCTTTTAACAGTGAAATGGCTTGCGAAATTTTTAAGTCCAGCACTCTGAATTCGTATTCGTTTTGATTCATAATCCGTATTCCATTTTTATTACCGCTTTTCGGGTTTGCACCCATAATTCGGTAACAATGCAATTTTGTCTTACCGTTGCTGGCCGTCCGCGGCTGGTCTTGAATGTTTTCCAAAGGCTTACGCAGGATATACCCGTTTCAACGCTGGCTTTGAAAAAACTTTTATATAAAAAACCGTTTATAAAAAGCGGCTCTCGTTTTCCCTTTTGCATAAAAAAAATACAGCTTGCCGTTTCGCAGTTAGTCTAACGCTGTCGGCCCCTATGCTGCCGGCAATTCCTTGCTATATAAACCGGAGCTGACCGGTTTTATCCGTTGATTGCAACCGGCTGCGTTACTTCCGTCAACGCAGGTTCGAGATTTAATTCATATTCAGGATGTTGTTGTTGGATTTGTTTCAGTGCGTTTTTTTGTGAGGCAACGGAAAATTCCAAAGCAAGAAGAAAGTTTTTCTGATCTTCTTCTTGAAGTTGATTAAAAAGCGTCAAAAACCTTTCAGTGTTTTCCGGCATAAAAATTCCCCCTAAGCAAATATGATTTAACTATATTTAGTATATGATTAAATAATTATATTGTCAAGTAAAATATTGTTTAATCATATTATTTATTGATTTTTTTCTAAACCTCTGGTATTATTCTTATTAGAGGTAACTGTGAATATAAATGGTAGGATAAAAGAACTAAGAAAAGTTCTGGATTTAAATCAATTAGAATTTTCTCGAAAGATAGGGATTAAACAAACTTCTTTATCTCTGATTGAAACAGGGAAAAATAATTTAACGGAACAGAACATTAAACTCATTTGTATGATGTTTAATGTAAATGAAAAATGGCTTAGATTTGGCGAGGGGGAAATATTTAGTTCAGGGAAAAAAGATAATCCAGACCAAGAAAGAGCTATCGCCTTATTTAATAGTCTTATGCCTTCTATGCAAAAAGTTGTCATTGAGCATTTGGAAGCTTTAGTTGCTGCGCAGAAAAATTCGGAGAAAGAAAATGAATGAAATTGTGCCGTTCGGCTACGATGATCAGCTGGTGCGTACTGTTATGGTCGATAATGTACCGTGGTTTGTTGCAAAAGATGTTTGTGCAGCATTGGATATTAAAAATCCGAGTGATGCGATTAAGAATTTGGATGAAGATGAAAAGAATACCCTAGAAATCTCCGAGGGTATTCCCAATCGTGGTAATCCGAATATGAATATCATCAGCGAATCGGGGTTATATACGCTTATTCTGCGGTCGAATAAGCCAGAAGCAAAACGGTTCCGAAAATGGGTTACTTCCGAAGTTTTGCCGAATATCCGTAAAAACGGGATATATGACATTACGGGAGAGCTTGCTGAACTGAAAAGAGACGTTGCGGAACTGAAAAAAGGACAAAACAAGCTTTTAAATTTACCGCCACCCGAAGATACGCATTCGGATATACTGCGGTTCGGCGGTAAATTTCTTGAAATAACCGGGAAGGGTGCGGATTATGTAGAAGCTCGTGTTTTGTGGAAGCTGTTTTTTTCACATATAATGACTGTTTCGATCGGCAGTAAGCGCTTTTTTGACGAACTAAGCTATGTTTTTCCCGAAGTATGGCTTGATTCGAGCAGAAAAAATAATCCCGTGTTTAGAGGCTGTATGATAAAGTAGGAAAAAAAGAGCCGGTTTTGTCGGCTCTTTTTTTTTATAGAAATTTATTAAAATCCCAAAAAATAATAAAATAAAAAGTCAATAAAAAAGTCAAGTGTTTCAAATACCTATAACTACCGTTGACTTTTTCTTTCCTATATAATATAAATACGAAAACCGATAACTATGTATGGCTACGTTAGTATAGCTAATTCGGGACCAAGAGGTCGGCGGTTC